TAATGCGATTTTGGATTTAAAAGATATTTTTAGCGCATTAGCGCGTGAAATGTTGCGCGGGATTATGCCCTTACTTAAAGGCTTTGTAGATTTACTTTATAAATTCGTAGAAATAATCCGCAAACATAAAGTTTTTGTGGGCGCGTTTTTTGCGGGACTTGTAGTTGCTATGACACCGCTTCTGCTTATGTTTGCAAAAATGGCAATCGCCTCCGCTGTGGCATTCGCGCCGTTTTATGCAATCGGTGCGGTTATAACTGCGATTGCGCTTATTTTTGAGGACTTGTATGGCTATTTTATGGGCTGGGATAGCGCGACAGGCGAACTTGTTAAAAAATTCCCTTTTTTAAAGAAGTTAATCGAACCTTTACGCCCTATCGTTTTAGGCATTGTAGCTACTTTTAAGCAACTAATTGAATTTATAAAAAATCCAAGCTGGGCGAACTTTGGCGCGATTTTTACTGAAATTGAAAATGTAGTTAAAGGCGCGGTGAATGCAATATTTGAGTATATAGACAATATTTTGGGCGCAATAGGCGAGGCTTTTCCTTTTTTAAAGCCACTTATTGAAATGCTAAAAAGCGGATTTAAAACGATTAAAAATCTTGTGTTTGAATTATGGGACGCGGTTAAAGGCTTCTTTAAAGCCCTTTTTGATTGGAATTTAGACGGAATGATTCAAGCCGTTAAGGACGCGATTAGTAGTATTTTAGGCGTGTTTTCTAATGCGTGGCAAGGGCTTAAAAATTTCATAGGCATAGGCGAAGCCCCCGCAATCCCGTCCAGCGTGGCAAATAATAGTAATGTTACGATTAGTAACAATGTAAATCAAAATTTTACTACAAACGCGACAGCAGGGCAGATTCAAAATGCCACACAAAACGCGCTTACAAGCAGTGTGATAGCGCAACGCCAAAATATAGGGGGACGCTAAAAATGGCTTTGACATTAGCAATAAACGCAGTTGGCACGGCATTAACCTTTTTTAATCAAATCGAAATCCGCACACAAAAGACATTAAATGATTTGCCTTGCAGGGTTACTGAAATAAATGAAACGCAAGATTATGGTATGCCACAATTTCCTATTGAATCGGGCGAATATCGTGGCGATACAATCTATAAACTACCTTTAAAGGTAAATGCACGGCTTTTTGTAGAAGGCTACGAAATCGAGGACTTTGAAAATATGCTAAATGATATGCAAAGCTCGGAGGATTTTATCGAAATCAAAAGCCTAAATGGTAAAAAATACGATAATCTTAAAATGCTATCGTGGGCGCGGGACACCACAAGCCAAATGATTGGCGCATATTATTATAATGTTAGTTTTCAAAGAATGATTTTAGTGGGCGCATTGGCAGGTTTGGCAAAGGTTTCAAGTGGCGGATTAGCAAAAAGCAAGGACACGGGCAATAAGCAACCACAAGAGAAACAAAAGACAGTAGCCTTTAAAATAGGCAAAGGCACAGGACTTATAAAATGAAAACACCTTTAATCGACAGCGTGTCCGCGCTTTATGAAATCGAATTAAGTGCCGAGCCAAATCAAAATTTTAGCACCACAATCGATAGCGCAAACTTTGATATTTCAATCCAAACTTTTGCAGATGATAAAACTACGATTAGCATAAGCAAAGACGGCGTTATGGTATGTAATAACGCGCCCATCACAATCCTAAACGCAAATTTGCTTTTTTATAGCAATCACAATACGGGGGGCTTCTTTTTTGCAAGTGAGGACGATTCTTTGCGCGAAATTTCGTATAAAAATTTAGGCAACGAGGTTAAGCTATACTATGGCTATTTTTAAGCGGTCGTGGCGTTTATCTATCGAAATCGATGGCAAAGTAAAAACTTACCAAGAGCTAAAAAATGATGATATATCACTAAAAATCGATTTTGATATAACTAGCAAAGTCTCTAATTATAGCGAGGGTAATATCACTATTTACAATTTATCGCGTGATGATATGTATTTTTTATCATCGTGTGCGCGGATTAGCGCAAATGGTGGCGTTTTTAAGCAAAATAAAATACAATTAGAATGTGGCTATAATGGCGAATTAGGGCTTATTTTAAGTGGAAATATCTTTGAATGCAGTGCGGATTTTACAAGCCCTGATAAAAAGCTAAATATCAAAGCACAGGGCAATTTGACAAAGAACTTCACGGGCGATGTCGCTATTAGCTTAAATGGTAATGTGGATTTAAAAGATATTTGCCAAGAACTTACTACAAAGCAAAAGCTAATTTTAGAGTATGATAAGGCTATAAAGCCTATTTCACAAGCGGGATATAGCTTTTTAGGAACGCCAAAGCAAATGGTAAATGAGTTGCGAAAATCATTTAAAGATTTGTGGTTTTATTTTAGCGAGGATGGCGAAACGCTTAAAGTGCAACCAAAAGAGAATGCCACGATTAAAAATCCGCAAAAATTAAGCGCGGACACGGGATTAGTAGGAACGCCCACGCCAACGCAATACGGCATAAAAGCAACTTCGCTTTTAAATAACAATTTCAAAGCGGGGAGCTGGGTAACGCTAGAATCTAGCAGAATCTCACAATACAATCGCACATATTACATACGCGAAGTAAAGCATAAAGGCACGAATCAAGGCAACGAATGGTATTCAATACTAGATTTAAGTTTAAATGTTATGAAAGCGTGAAAATATGTTACAATTCGTTACAAATTTAAGGATTTACGATGAGCTATAAGCCGATAGATACGAGCGCAGATGAGAACGATTTGGGCTTGGCAATCCAAAATCTAATCCAAGAGAATATCAAAGCCTTAAACACTTGCTTTTTAGCTAAAATCGTGGCTATAAATGGCAATAAAGTAAGTATTTCACAAGTGATAAAAAGCGAAAATGAATCTGAAGTGATTGTAAATGATTGCCTTGTGGCATTCCCTTTTAGCAGTGTTTGGCAGATTCAATACGCGCTAAAAACGGGGGACATAGGCATTGCACTTGTGATAAATAAAGATATAAGTGGCTATAAGCAGGGAGGCGCGGAATGCGTGGCTATAACTTCGCGCTATAAAGATTTAAACGATAGCATTTTTATCCCACTCTCGCTTTTTAAAACTTTGCCAAATGATAGCGTGGATTTTACCATTAAGGGCGAGTCTGACGAGCTTACCTTTAAAAAGGGCGAATTGCTTATACAATGCGCTAAAAAAGCAGATTTTAAGGCGCAAAATGAGTTTAAATTAGAATCGCAACAAGCTACCATTGAATCCCCCGCGATTATGCTAAATGGTAATACTACAATCGCAGGGAATTTAGCTATGGGTAGCGCAAGTGGTGGCGGTGCTGGGGGCATTTCAAGCGGTGGCGAACCTTTAAGCGCGGGTAATGATAGCGGAACGCTGGGCGCGTGTTTTGACGCGGTTTTTAGCGCGATGGATTTACTTGCAAGTGGAATGAAAGGAAGCGGGACTGAACCTAGCGCGTATAAAGGGGGCGTAGAGGCTTTAAAGCAACAAATTAAGGGGATTGTTAAATGACTACATTTAAGCTAGATTCAAACAATAATTTAGAGTTTGAATCAAATTTTGAAACTTTAAGCGGAAGCGAGGCTTTAATCCAAGATATTCGCAACTTGCTTTTAATGTTTAAGGGCGAAAATCCCTTTGATACAAGCGAGGGCATAGATTATTATACTCTTATGCAAAAAGGGGATTTAAGCGCGATTAAAAGCGCGATTGTGGATAGAATAAAAGCCGATTCGCGTGTAAAAACGATTCAAAATGTTACAATTAGTAACAATAAAGGTAATTTAGATTTATCTTTGCAAATCTTAACAAGTTGGGGAGAATTAGTAAATGTCTAATATAGAAAATGCACTGCTAAACGATAGCAATCTTTGGAAATTCGACCGCGAGACAAAAAGCATAAAATTTGCTTATGCTGACGAGATTTTAAGCGATTACCAAGCACTTTTTAAAAGTGTATTTCCAAATCTTAATTTAGATTCAAGCACACCGCAGGGACAGCTTATAAGCGGACTTGCGCTTAAAGATAGCCAAGTGATTGCGCTTTTAACAAGCATTATAAATTCATTTTACTTCGGCGGAACGGGTATTTCGCTAGATTTGTGGGCGTGGAATTTATTTAGAATCACGCGCAAAGAGGGCGTTAATAGCCAAGCGGTGATTCGTGTTAGTGGCGTTGCAAATACGCAAATCCCCGCTGATTTTAAGGTAAGCGATGGCACACACCGCTATACAATCCAAAACGCCGTTAAAATAGGGCGTGAGGGCTATATCGATACGCTTTTTATTGCAGATGAGCTAAACGATTTTCAAGCCCCTGCGAATACAATTACGCAGATTGTAAATGTAAAAATCGGCATTGAGCGCGTTACAAATCCAAATCAAGCGACTGCGCCGATTTTACAAGAGACTGATACGCAATTATTTCAAAGGTGTGTGGATTTTGGTAGCATAGCCACAAACGCTTCTTTTAAAAGCATTTTGGCAAATGTCGCAAATGTAAGTGGCGTTACTAAAATAAACGGGATTGAAAACTACACAAGCGCGGATTTAACTACACAAGGACTGACTTTACCAAGCCACTCTTTTAGCTTAATCGTAAAGGGCGGAAATGATGATGATATAGCACACGCGATATACGATTCACGCGCTACGGGCGCGGGTATGAACGGCGATATTGAAAAAGATATTATGTTAGGCAATGAAATTTACAAATACAAATTTTCGCGCCCGACATTAAAATCGTTACAATGCGCGGTGATTATCACAAACAAGGGGCTTATAGACGCGAACTTTAAAGAATTTGTTAAGAATGCCGTTGCAAACTACATAAACGCCCTACAAATAGGCGCGTTACTTACACAGCCAAATTTGGCAAATTCTGTCAAAAATCAAATAAGCGGATTTGAAATTGTGGATATAAAGATAGGCGCAAAGGACGGCGATTTAAGCTACAATTTCATACAAGCCAAAGGAAACGAGGAGTTTTATATCGCAAATGACGATATAAGCGTGGAGTTGCAAAGTGAATAACATAGAAAACGCGCTTAAAGCGCAAGGCGATGGCTTTGATAAGATTATAAGTCAAATACAAGCGCAATATAGGGGAACGAATATCGAAAAATTGCTACAAGGCATAATCGATATTCAAAAAAAATACATTTTAGGCGCAATGCAAAGTCTAGTTTTGCATAATTTTAGCTTAAACACTGCCAAAGGCGATGGGCTTGATTTGTGGGGATTTTTGCTTGGATTTCATCGCTATGTGCTAATCGATGAAGTTTCAGGGCTTTATTACAATTTAAAGGACGATGAATTTCGCACGATTCTAATGTGCCTATATCAAAAGCAATTCATAAACGCGAATATCGCAAGTATAAACGATTTTGCAAATAGTGTTTTAGGCAGTTTCGCAGAAGTTTCAGTGCAGGACACCACTGATATGAGCTATCAAATCTTTACATTTAATAAGCGATTGCCCGAGTGGCTTAAATTTTGCCTTGAAAACAAAGATATTTTACCGCGCCCCGCGTGTGTAGGACTTAAAGTAAGCGAAACTACTTATAGTTGGTTTGGCTTTGCGCCCGATGATAGTGATAAAGATACGAATCCAGAGGCTTATAATGCGCGAGTTGAGTGGTTTAAGCAAAATGTAGGCAATTTCAATACAAGCATATTTAAGGATATTACAAGTTGGGAGGATTACCAAAAACGCCTCGCTTGGTTTAAAGAAAACATAGGCAATTTTGACAATTCAATTTTTGAGAAAGTGGGCGAGGGCGAGTTTGTATTTGGCTTTGCGCCCGAACGAGAATAGCTAAAATGTTACTTTTTGTAATTTTTTGCTATAATTTCACATTATTTTAAGGAGCTAAAATGGCACAAGATTTTGATAAGCCATTCGCCGACACGGGCGATAGGCAAGATATACCTGCGGACGCGCAAAGTGATAACACTTTGAGTTGGGACAAGGGATTCACGCTAAAATATAGCATAATCCCGCAGCAAGAGGGCGGAGAGTTTATCCCGCGCAAATCGTTTAATCAAATCATTTATATGATTTCAAGTAAGATTTTAGGGCTTTTGCAAGATTTCAAAGGCACTAAAATTTCATTTGCAACGGCAGAGGCATTAGAGAGCATAAAAATCGGCACAAATCCAAAAACGCCAAACATAACGCTTAACGCAACGGGCGATTCTACAATCACAACGCCCGATGTCGAAGCTGAGGGCAAACAAATCGTAAATGCCGAATGGGTTAGAAACTATGCGGACAAAGTCGATTTAAAAGTCGGCGCAGGTTATAAAAAATACACTGCGATTATAAATCTTACAAATAGTGAAACGCCCAACAACTGCATAAGTTTGGCAGATGATGCCAAAGGCAAATCGCTAGACGAGCTTAAAGCATTTTTAGGACATTATGCTTGTTTGTTTATCACAGGGCAAGAAAATCGCAAATTAAACCCTGATAACTATGCGAAATACGCCGATGACAACACGGACGCGGATATAACCACGCTTGGCAACGATGTAATGGTAAAATTTCCACGCAGAGGATTAAGCATTCGCACGATAGGCAGTGAAATTTACATAACATTCACGGACGACCCGAATGCAAAGGATTTTAACTACTACGCATTCCAAAAAGGGCTTTTAGATAAAGAAGCGTTTTTTTATGGCGCATATAAAGGCTATGTGAGCGGAAGTAAGCTATATTCAAGCAGTGGCAAAACGCCTACGGTTAATACTACCATAGGCGCATTTAGAAACTACGCACAAGCGCGTGGCAGTGGATACGAACAAGTGGGCTTTTATCAAAGGCAATATTTAATCGCGTGTTACATTTTGTTACACCAAAGCCTAAATTCCGCCGAAAAAATCGGGCGTGGCAAAGATAGTGGCTCGGCAGTTATTGCTACAGGCGGTAGCAACACTTGGGGAATGGATAGTGAGTTAGCAAAAGCGCAATACCCTACTTATTTGACAGATGGGTCGCATAATGTTAAATGTCTAGGCATTGAGGATTTGTGGGGCAACTGCTGGGAGTGGCTAGATGGCGTTGTAACGC